AGTATGTTATTGAGAAGTCTGCTACTGCAGTTAACTTCTCACCGTTGAAGGTTGATAAGCTTTCAAGTCATATCTTTGATCATGGTCAGAAAGTAATTCTGATGTCTGCGACGATTATTGATCCAGTTAACTTTGCTAAGAGTCTTGGCATTGAAGAATACGAATATATTGAGATGCCTTCTTCGTTTGATGCTAAGAAAGCTCCGATCTATGTTCATACTAAATACAAGCTTAATCATGCTAACCTAGAGCAGAACTTGCCTCATGTGTGTAATATTACTGAAGAGCTTCTTAACAAGTATAAAGACGAAAAGGGCATTGTTCATACTCATTCGTTTAAGATTACTGAATACGTAAAGGCTCGATTCGATAATCATGGAGATAGAATGCTTTATCGAGAACAAGGTAAGACTAACGAAGATATCGTTAAAGAGCATGTTGAGTCTGATAAGCCAACTGTACTTGTGTCTCCGTCATTGACACATGGGGTCGATCTTAAGGATGAGCTAGCTCGGTTTCAGATTGTATTGAAGCTACCTTATTTGCCTCTTGGCTCTAAGCGAGTTGAAACTTTGTTTAAGCTCGACCCTGATTGGTATGAGAATAAGATGCTAAGTAGTCTTGTACAGGCCTGTGGTCGCGGTATTAGAACTGAGCAAGATCACTGCGATACTTATATCCTAGATGGTACTATTAAGTTTGTACTTATGAAATGTAAGCATAAGTTACCTCAATACTTTATTCAGAGGTTTCAATAACATACCTAGCTAGTACGCTAGTAGTCATATTCTGTTTCACATAGCTGTATAGTTCTTCTAGTAGCATATCATACTCTAGAGGGATTGTACAGCTTTTTGCATACTCATTTGTAGCAATAATAAACTTTTTTGGCCAATTAAATAGAGTATTCTTCGGGCAATTTTCTAATCCAATAAAATAAGGTATGCATCTATTAGCTAGAATCTCATAATGCCTTAAACAATCCCAACCACCCTTTTTAAAGGTAACTCCATAATAAGCTTTGTAATAGTCGCAAAAGTAAGTATCTTCTTTCTTGAAAATATAAGTTTCTAGTCTCCCTGGATAAACACAACCGAATAGTTGGGACTTATTAAATGGTATATGTGGCATTAAAACTTCATCTGGTACTGCCATTGCTATTGGTTTTATATCTGTTCTCTCACTTACCATCTCTCTTTTAAAATAGACTCCTTTTGAAACAAAAGGCTCTAAAATCAGTTCGTGATCATCTCCATCTATAAAGATAATATCTTTCTTTTTATAAACCTTTAGCACATCTTCTAAGAACATTTGATCTCTCCACACAGAAGAAAAAATTACTTTATCATAGAATTTATTTAAGATTTTGTTTCTTATCTCTTGCGGGAAGTCTATAATGGGGCCTGTCTTTACTTTACTACAAACAGTAAAGCCTGGAGTTTTAACAATACCTTCCCATTTGCTATTAACAACAAATTTATCATCCCAACCTATGCCTTTTAAAAGATGAAAAGGAGCAGCATACGTGTACAATTCAATATCTTTTCTATCTGCTAGGCCTATGTAGAGCATATTAGATAAATAGTCTGGTTGTGAGAAGTTGTTGATAAATAGAACTTTCAACATATAAAAGCCTGAACAATTTATAAATATTTCTGTGAGAGATCAACCATTCTATTTTGAGATAAAAGATCTGATTACGCAGTTTGTTGCTGCATTTAACTCTGTAGTTATAAATAGGTACAATAAAGACAGAGTACCTGATGAAAAAAAGTTAAGAGTTTCGTACGTATATGCTCCGAAACAAAGAGTAATTCAAGATTTAGTTAACAAGTCAATGCATTTAACTTTACCAGTTATTGCGGTAACTATTGGAGGTATTCAGAGAGATAGCTCAAGAGTCTTTAATAAAATTTTAGGTTCTTTTTATGCTAATAACGGTGTTGGTACTACTGACTACTTACCTCAACCAGTACCAATCAACATAACAGTAAACATGAGTATTCTAACAAAATATCAAACTGATATGGATCAAATACTCAGTAACTTTGTACCTTATAGCAACCCGTATGTTATTATTTCTTGGAAAATACCTCAAGCTTTCGTTCAAGTACCACAAGAAATAAGAACTGAGGTGTTATGGTCAGATAGTCTTAATATGACATACCCAACAGATATTGATAGTACAACCCCTTACCGAGTTGCTGCTGATACTTCTTTTACAATAAAAGGTTGGTTATTTCCTAAAGATCAAGGCTCAGTTAACAATATTTTCGTAATCGACGCAAATTTTATACCTGTTTCTGGATTTGATGTATATTAAAAATGAGTTCTACAAACTACCCACCATATAGTTCGAATCTAACCGAAACGATATACATCACAGCTGCATACGTTTCTGGTGGGGATACCTACTCATTACCAGCCAGTTCTAATCTTACTGAAACAATTCTTATTACTTCAGATTATATTTCTGGAGGTAATACTTATTCTTTACCAGCTAGCTCTAATCTAACTGAAACGATTTTAATTACTTCGGAATATGTTTCGGGAGGCAGCACATATTCTTTACCAGCAAGCTCTAATCTTACAGAGACAATCTTTATTACTGCAGATTATGTTTCTGCAGGAAATACTTATTCGTTACCAGCTAGCTCTAATCTTACTGAAACTGTAGTTATATCAGCCTTGCCATGTATCTCATATGTTCACTATTCGAGATATGGTAAGAGATCCACTTATAGAGATGTTACAATTACAGGTAACTTCTTATTTCTTGATAATATTTACCTTAGCGCTAATGATAACTCCCTTTTTGCACCGCTAACAACAGAGTATGTAGATTTCTTCTCTCCTGAAAATCTAGTATCTTTAAGATACTTACCTACAACTGTTTACAATCTTACTAATGCATATCCAGCTATTTCCGCTGTAAGAGTAACTAGCTTTAGAAAGATTTCAGATACAAAAGTATTATTTACCTTGCCACCACTAAGCAATTTCGAAGGTGGTACTAAGATTAATTTCATTACTTTTAATAAGTCTGGTTATTGTATTTCTGATGGTATCTCTGTATTTGATGTAAACCTACCCACCCCTACTCCAACTGCTACTGTTACTCCTACACCGATTACTCAAACACCGACACCTACAGCGACACCTACCCCAACAACAACATCTTCTCCTACAGTTACACCATCGAGTACACCTTCAAGTACTCCAGTACCTACACCTACACCTACATCTACTCCAGGGCTTACTCCTACACTCGGTCAAGCAATTATTATCACAGGTGTTGGAAATGACTTCTGTGCTTATGGTTGCTACACCTTAGCATTTGTAGGTAGATTAACCTATTCGTTGTTTATAAATGGTGTATTGTATCGAGTTACTGATGACGTTATCCAGTATACAAACAATACAATCCCAACATCTCATTTAACTTACTTACCATCTCTTAACGGTTGGTACTTACAAGGCTTAACACCACAAGGTGTAATTAACTATGCTTACAAGCCAGGTGGTTTAGGGTATGACATTAATACATCATTTACAGTAATGACTGGTGGTGGTTATATTAACTCTAATGTATTCCCATTCTGCTTCACTCCTTCAGTAACACCAACAAAAACATTAACTCCTACCCCAACAATAACTCGTAGCAGTACTCCTACCCCAACACCTACACATTTGTAAGAATAAATTGAAATACCTGTTCTGAACAATAAATAATTTTATGGCAATTGATGGTTCATCAAAAAACGACACAATGGGTCAAGTAATGAATATGATATATTCAAAGCTTCCTTACACATCCCCTTTGAATAATGTCGATCCGTTAGATGTAATTAACCCAAAGTATAAGTTGTTTTATGGAATGGGCTCTAATAAAGCTCAGATGTTGAATCGTCAGGCTGTTTCAACACCAAAGATGGATACTCACCCAATGGGTGGTATTACCATCGATAAGAACTATAGCCAGTTCATGTATGCCAACGTCGACTTTGATAAGACTCGCCGTTTGCTTGAATATAGAATCATGGCTCAGTTCGCTGAGGTTGCTGATGCTCTTGATGAAATTTGTGATTCCTTTCTTAATAAAGATGAACATAATGAGATTGTAAAGCTCAATCTTCGTAACTTTCAGCATGATGAAAAGGTTACAACAATTGTAAACAAAGAGCTACAAAAGTTTTTACAGAAGTTAGATCTAGAAGGTAAAGGTTGGGAGTATATTAGAATGCTCTTAATGGATGGTGAGTTGTATTTTGAAAACGTAGTTAGTCAAAAAGAACCAGATAAAGGTATTCTTGGCTTTATTAATATTCCTTGCGAATTAATTGACCCAGTTTACGAAAACGTTCAGAATCTTCTTATTAAAGGTTACCTATTACGCAAGCCATTTGCAGGGAATTCCAAGACAGAAGCTAGCAAGAGACAATCTACCACTGGTAAGTTTGAGTTGATACCAATGGAAAAGAATCAGATTCTCTATATTAATTCTGGTATTTGGAATCAATCAAAGACAATTCGTGTACCATTCATTGAAAATGCTAGAAGAGCCTATCGTCAATTATCATTGATTGAAGATTCTATTATTATTTATCGTCTTGTAAGAGCTCCAGAAAGATTAGTATTTAACGTTGATGTTGGTGACATGCCTAAGCCAAAAGCAGAAGCATACTTAAAGAAGTTGATGAATAACTTCTGGAGCAAAAAGAGCTATGACGCTTATAACGGCTCTCCAGTATTGACTTATAATCCACAATCCATGATGGATGCATTCTGGTTTGCTAAGAGGCAAGGTGGAGAGGGTACAACAGTAACAACTTTAGCAGCTGGTCAGAATCTAGGTCAATTAGATGACTTGAACTACTTTATTAAGAAGCTCTACAAGTCTCTTAAGGTACCAGTAACGAGATTAAATCCAGAAGATACAACTAATGACTCTGCTACAATTCTAAGAGAAGAGCTAAAGTTTGCTAACTTCATTATTAGATTGCAAAGAACATTTGCTGCAGGTTTACGCCCAGCATTTATTACTCAGCTTAAGTTGAAAGGCATACTTGAGACATATGAAATTGCTGAAAGTGATGTTCAACTAGAATTTGTACCACCAACTAACTACTACGAGCTAAGACAGAACCAAATTCTAGAACTTAAGTTTGCAAATTTCGGTCAAGTATCTTCCAACGAAATGTTTTCTACTTCTTTTGCAATGAAGAAGTACTTGGGCTGGTCTGATGTTGATATTAAGGCCAATAGAGAGTGGCTCAAGAAAGATGCTGGATTAAAATGGGAGCTTGCTCAGATTGTTAATTCTGGTCCAGATTGGGAACAGAAACAAGCTGAACCTACCTCAGCAGAAGGTCAAATTGCTGGATTTGGAGGTGGTGGAGGTGGTGGTGCTCTAGGTGGCCCTCCTGCGTTTACTCCTATACCTGGAGCTGAAGGCGGTGCTCCTGCTCCTGGTACAGCTCCAGAAGGTGGTGAGGCTGCTGCTCCAACACCAGCTCCAGGCGCTGAAGCTTCTGCTCTACCAACCTAATTAACATATGTCAATACCTTGTAACCCAGTAGCATATTATTATAATACTAATCTAGATACTAAGATAAATTCTTATGTAAGATTAGCTCAAAGAATTGGCTTCCAGCTAGGAGCCCCAGTACTAAAACTAGAAGTAACCCAAGATATTGTATATGAGAATATATCAATAGCTTGTGAACTTTTTACCAAGTATGCTGGTTATACAGAAGAGTATCTTATTTTTAATAGCGCTTTGTATGATACAAATGCAGGTGTTAAACTAGATACATTGTTTACTATCACCCCTTTAATGAGTGCGTTGTCAGCGAACTTTGACTATGATTTAGATAATTATAGAAAGGTTGTAGATGTATTTTCGCTTGAGCAAGGTACTACTACTGGTACAAATACATTGTTTACAATTGAACAAACATTGGCTCAACAGACTTATTTTAACTACGCTTTAGGTAATTACGGCTTCGATCTTGTTAGCTGGCACATTACTCAGATGTATATGAGCACAAGAGCAAAGACTCTTACTCAGTATTATTATTTCTATTTTGATCCAAGAACTCAATACCTAAAGGTTCTACCGGATCCATCTATACAAACAGTGACAAGCCAATGGTTTGGTTTAATTGGTTGTTACGTTGAACGTCAGTTAAAATACATTGTCATGGAGCCTTGGGTACAGCAATACTCATTAGCGCTCACAAAGATAGCAATTGGACAGATAAGAGGTAAATATGCCGGACAAAGTTTATTCGGTGGTGGTACTGTAAACTATAACGACATGTTGAGTCAAGGTTTAGCAGAGAAAGAAAAACTAGAAACTCAATTGTTTACAAAGTCTACAGCAGGTTTCGGAGATGCCGAACCGCCATTGTTCTTTGTTGGATAATGTTCAAAGTAGGTCAATACAAAAAAGGAATTTACAAACCTGTAAACAGGTCAAAATATCTTGGCACCCAAGATCCTGTTTACAGGAGCAGTTACGAGTTATATTTTTTCCGTTGGTGTGATAACAATCCTAAAGTACTAGAATGGACTTCTGAATCAGTTGTTATCCCATATAAATCTCCTCTCGATAATAAATTTCACAAGTACTATGTAGATAATAGTATTGTTTATAGATTAAACGAAAACACAGTAAAGAAGTTTCTTGTTGAAATAAAACCCTCTAAGCAAACAGAGCCACCAAAACAGCACGGAAATAAAAAGCAAAGTACTTATGTAACAGAAGCTACTACCTATGCTAAAAATATGGCTAAATGGGAGGCTGCTAAAAAATGGTGTGAGGGTAAAGATTTCGATTTTTTAATATTAACAGAAAAGCAACTTTTTCCAAAAAAGTAAAAAAACCTAAAAAATACTAACAAATACTATAAATAATTTTATAACTATATGCCACACAGACTTTTAGTTGAGACTCCAGACTTTGGCAGCTTCACATATATAAAAGAAGAGAAGAATCTTCGTGATGGGAAAGGCCCAAGATTGTACATTGAGGGACCTTTCATGATGGCCAATGAAGTTAATAAAAATAGACGTCTTTATGATTTAATGGAAATGGTCTCTGAAGTAAAGAGATATTCCGATGAAATGATTAAGTCAGGAAGAGCATTAGGAGAATTAAACCACCCAACTACTGTTGATATTGATTTATCTAGAGCCTGTCATAGTGTTCAAAATTTAAGACAAGAAGGTAATTATTTTGTTGGTAAGTCCTTAGTATTAAGTACACCAATGGGTAAGATTGTAC